GCTCTGTGCTGAACCGTAAAACTGTAAAACCCATCATTGCTGCGGAGTTGTATTTCTCCATATCCCCTAAATAGCCCTTGCCTCTTGTGTGACGGCCTCCGCTCCAGATCCCGCCTTCTACCTCAATCAAAATCTTTGTACCCGTTATTAAAAAATCTGCTCTCCATTTGCGTTCAGGATGGAACTTATATTCCTGTTCAAAACTGATCTTGCATGCTTTTAAATGTGTTGCCAGAACCATTTCACCCACACTTGGTTGTCTGGCAACTTGCTTTGCTGAACGCCGCTTTTTATTTTTCTTTATCGGAAATAACTTGCGGTATTCAGCAATGCTGACTGATGACATCAAGCACCACCTTTCAGCAAATGGTCCAATTGATTAGCAAAGCAGTTATAAACTCGCGCTTTATCCTGATCACCTAAAAGGCTGGATGAATGAGCATCTTGTTTATACTTCTGAGCCAGTTTTTCAATTGACTCCCTTAGTTCAACCAGAGTGCTTTGCTTTTTACCGCTGAGTGGTTCAATTGAGCGCGATACGTGGTCAGCCATTTCTTTTTCCATATGATCGAAGTAACTTTGACGTGCTAAATCTCTCGACTTGATTAGCTCTGGTGAAATAAGCTTTTCCATTTCACGGCGTTGCGCTTCAATCCATTTACTGTCCATTATTTAAGCCCTCTACATTTAAAATCGCGCTCTGCAATTCATTCATCTTTTGAGTTATCAAAGCGCCTGTTCTTGGATACTTATTTCTTAATCCTCCATTCAGCATGAAATAACGCCTCATGTAAGCCTTTGCTTCTGGAAGACCACCATACGAATTAATTAATTGCTCAGCTTCACAGTGGTTGCATTTATGCATTTTCACTATCCCCGTATATTGATTCGTAATCGCGGATGTATCGCTTTAAATCTTTTATGTGCTTGTCTCTTTTGAATGGAGCTTCAAAGTAAAGCTTCTTGCATCTTTCAATGCCGCCCCATCTGCTTACATAACCCAAAGACTCCACCAGACGCTTGAGTTCAGAAAGGTCTACAAAATACTTTTCTCGATCAGCCTTGCTAATCTCTACACTTTGACCACATTGGAACTCGAAACCTTCATTCCATTCAGTTGCGTTAGAAGGTGCTGAATCTACGATTTCCTTCGCGTATTGCAGTCCTTTATCTCTAATCAATTTAGATGCTTTCATGCATTCGCCCCATCAATTAGCTGAAGAATATTTCTAGGGATTGGCATACCCTCCCGACGGCACATCTCTGCGTATTCGTGTGGATTATCGAAAGGATCAGGGCCCAACTCTTTTATAAGCTCAGGCTCTTTTTCTTTTGCCTCAAGTTTTTGAACTGGTGCAGGTTTACGACCATTGATTTTTAATCTTTCCATCAATGATTTGAGATGCTTTTGAGCCTCGTCATTGCTCACAGGAACGTGTTTAGGTTCTTTGTGTTCTAGTTGTAGCGGTGGAGCGTAAAACTCTTGCTGACGACCTTTCAATTGAGCTTTAGCCACCATCACGTTGTAGGTTCCGAAGAAATTATCTTGAGCTGCTCGCATTTGGCCGGCTTCGATCAAATACATCACTTCGTCTAATGCATATTTTGTAATTTGTGTAATAACCACGGTACTGTCAGTCGTAAACTTACATGCACGTGACCAAGCTTCCTCTGGAGACATCCAACTTTCACCAATACACCAGGTGCGAAACTCAGCAAATGACGGCATAAAACGTCCACCTGCTGTAAGTAATCGAGCAAGTGCGTTGTTAAATTGGTTTTGTTGAACGCCAACCAGTGTTTTAAGTGCGATTTGCTCAACCACTGACAGAGGAATTGCGCTTTCGCCTGTTGCTGGAAATTGCTTATTGAACTGAGCAGCGTAAACAGTGCGAAGAGATGCGATTAATTGACGCACTTCGTTCAAGGTAATCTCATGCATGACCTACCTCCTCAATCATTGGAAACTTTTTTGCTGGGGTTACATCCACGATTTGAGATTCGCTCTGTTCTTCAAAAAGATTAGCGAAGTAACCCGACTCTTGTGGTTTTTGACCAGCTGAATTGATTTGCTCTTGTTTCTTGCGGTTAGCAGCAACTTGTTTCTCGTTGTTTTGAACCCAAGAGAACCACTTAACCAACCAGATGCTTGGTGTATTCAATGAACTAGATTCGTTTGCAAAGTACCAGTCACCGAAATTTTGAATCATGGTTCTCAAGTCGATTTCAGGTACAGAAACAAATCTTTGTTGAGCAAGTGAGATGAAATCGTATTGAAACTCGCTGTATTCAGAAATGAATTCACGCATTGAGTAACGCTTGTGATCATCGATCTGATACTGAGCAAATTGGATTGGTGTAAATTGCGAATTTTCTTCACGCGCATTACTACTACTATCTATATATTGGTTATCGGTTAACGGTTTATGGTTAAGGTTTTTTTGGCTTTCACTTTCAGAACCCAAAATTAACCCACTGGGTTTTTGTGGGTTTTCAGAATTAACCGAGTCGCCTTCACTTTGGTTTTCTTTTGGTTTTTCCTTACGTGGACGCCCACCTTTCTTACCATTTTCACGATTTTTATCCCCTACTTTTTGATAAGCGGCGATTTCTGAATCACAACGTTTGTTGTGAAACCCGTCTTCCTCTTCCACAAAAAACTCTTGCAGCACAATTAATACTGCATCCCTTTCTTCTTGGGTATTTGCACGTAACCGACGAAAAACCGACTGGGTTTCTTTGGGTAATGGTTTTTCATTCAAATAATAGAAATCGAGAGCACGGCGATAAAAGCACTCTTCAACTGGGCTAAGGTGCGCTGTAGCAACCATAAAGTCGCTGATATGGTGGAGATATTTATACATCAGTGACTACTCCTAATTTTACAAGACCGCGCATTTCCAACTGACGAATAATTCTTGGAGGAATAAATTCGTTGTTGATTTTGTAGCGAATACGAGACTTTTCTTTCACCTGAATTAGTTTGTGCCCATCCTCCATGAGACGGCGAACTGCTATAGCCTGCCCCCCCATATGGGTTAATTCTTCAAGTTGATAAAATCTTTCCTGAGCCTCAATTGCGGCATTCATAACTGAAAGTGGCATAGCTGCTAATTCTTTAGCCGAATAGATCTTTACTGGTTGTTCCAGTGGAATTACCACCTCAAGCGGTGTGGTAGAAACGGAAATATCCTGTTTTCTTTTTGCTGCATATCTCACTTTTCACCATCCTTTGGCTTAACATAACCTCCAAAAGAATCAATCAAACACGCCTTGGTTAAGCTGGTTACAATCTGCTGTGCTAACCACTGCGTTATGCGAAATTGACGAGCCATAGCCTCTGAAAATTCAACTTTGGTTACCGCTGCATTATTTTCGTCATAACCTTTGTTGCGTAAATTTTGCTTTTTCACCTCAAACAGGTGCCCAAGTACTCGCAATGCAGGTTCATAAAAAGATTGGATTTCACTTTGCTGACGAGAAACTTTGATTTGCTGTGTAAAGCTGTTCATGACACCTCCGCTAATGCTTGCTCAGCGCTTGTTAGTCGGCGTTTGGCGTTAAGTTCAGCAACTGTTGCTGTTCGTATTTCTTTTGATGAAACCAGAAACAAATGATTTTGTGATTTGATAGTCCATAAACTAGTCAGGGTTTTATTTTTGACTTCAAACAAATCATTTGATTTAAAACTTCGACACTCTTTAGTAAGTACTACAACGTCACCCACTAAAAATTCTGGCTGGTTGCGTTCGGTTGTTTGATTTGATAAATTAGTTTTATTCATTTGATTCATCTCGACTGAATGCCTATAAACCACTCCTGTTTGCGCAGGTAGTGGTTTTTTAATATCCAAGTTTTTCCTTTTGACCACTGATTTCGTCATGAAATAGGTCATCAACTGTTTCTATACGGTTCATCCAACTTTTAGACATGACTAAAAGTGCAGCAACACGTTCCTTATCAATGCTCTGGTAATCTTTAGGAACGACTTTTAATCCAAGCAAACTCAATAGCTCGCAAAACATTTCAATCTCATTCAAACCATTGTTTTTCTTGTCTGTTTTAAGCCGAGTAATAGTGCTTGGATCAACCTTTAAATGTTCAGCAATCTCTTTTTGATTGCTTATATCAAGGCCATGCAATATGCGGGATACGCCATTTCTGGCACTTGCAGAAATATCAACTGATAATTTGCTCATCTTGTTACCTAAGCCACTTGTTTGGTTTTGCAATGCTTTTTCCAAAGCTTTTGTAATTTGGTTGCAATTTCATGCGATAAGCGTTTACCACATACCCCGCGCTCTAAATCACTAACGTAATTCTGTGAGCACCCGATCTCGGTACCAATTTGAGTTTGTGTTAAGCCCTTTTCACGCAAATCTGAAATCATGTTTGGCCATTGATTCATGCGAAGCTCCTATATTTTTAGGTGAATATATAGGTTTTCCGATATTTTAACAATAGCCAAAGCGATACTAATTTGTATCAGAATTCCGATATACGTATTTAAGGAAATACATATGGCTACTTTGGGTGAAAACTTAAAAGCAATACGAAAAGCAAAAAAGATGACTCAAAAAGAGTTAGCTCAGAAATCTGGTGTAAAACAATCTGTAATTTCTGATCTTGAAACAGGAAATGCCAAGTCGACAGGTTCAATACTTGAATTAGCAAATGCCCTTGGGGTTACAGCTGAAGAATTAAAAAAAGGTGTAGTTGGGGAACTTATTACCACCAACGTTGTGCCAGTTCAAGCTCGAATGGCACCCGTTTTATCTTGGGTACAAGCAGGTAATTTTACTAATGTTGAATCAGTAGATATGTCTCAAGTTACGGAATGGTTCCCTCTCCCAGATGATTGCGAAAAATGTTTTTATTTAAAAGTACGTGGCGTAAGTAATGAACCCGATTTTGTAGAAGGTGATTATATTGTTGTAGATCCGACAGTATATTATTCAGATATGCAATCTGGAGATATCATTGTCGTCCGTAAAGACAAAGATGCTACTTTCAAAAAACTGGTTATTGAATCTGATGGAACAAGGTATCTAAAAGCGATTAACCCAAATTTTCATCCCAATATCATTCCAATTGACGAAGATTGCTATTTTATTGGTCAAGTAATAGATTCATTGAGATATACATACCGTGGAAAACGAAGAGTAAGAAAGAGTTAAGATGAAAGTTTTTAAAATAATTTTGTTATTGCCAGTCTTAGTTTTAACTGGATGTTCAGACACTATTAGCCGAGCTGAACATGATGCTATCGTGTATGAGAAAGATCAGAAAATTGCTGAATTAGAAGAGCATATTGCTGAGTTAGAAGCTAAACTAGAGGAAGTAAACAATCAATTTGAGCGCTTTGAAAATGAAAAGTGGCGTGACGTCGTTCCAGATGTGGATAATGCTCTTGATGACTTAAATAGTGAAGTTGAAAATAATCCTTCATCAAACTACTAACAGTGCTAGACCATAAATATCAATTAAATAATTTTAATTAATCCCCCCTTGTTAAAGTGATTTTTGTGTTTCAAGAGATCAATATCGGAATACCAGTAAAAATATCGGAATAACTATTGACTACAAATATCGGAAATGCGATATTTGTCTCGTAGACAACAAAAAAGCACACCGCCCCTCCCCAGGTCCGATGTGCTTTTGCAAAACTGCGAGATCAATTATGAACGTAAAAGCTCCTCCTTTCAACTCATTTGCATTTGTCAGCATGGCTGCTCTTGCAATCTCTGGTGGTTCTTTAGTTGCTTGCCAATTGCAACCAGCTTTCCAAACAAAAGAAGCTCCTTCTCTATTTACCCCTAAGACTCAACCAAGTACTTACGGTGTTTTAACCGCAAAAATCACAGGTAAACATTCTGGCGTTGCCGTCATCAAATTAGATAGCTTCCGTTTAAATGTGAGCTTTGATTTTGAAGCCCATCCTGACAGCTACGGCGTTCCGGGTTCTGAATTCACCGCTGTTGATATTACACAACTCACAGTAAATGAAATCACTGATGTTAATGGTAAGTCATATAACGATTTCACCGAATTTGAAGACATCCGAAACATCAATGGCCTTCTAAAAGGCTTCATCGAACGTAACAAGTTGGTGGAGGCTTAAAGATGACTAATTTCAAAAAACACCCTGACGGCTACAAGTCATTTTTAGGCCGTGACGACCAAGGTCTTTATTCCGTACGTATTAAGTGGGCTATCTATGCTGCAAACGCTAACGGCTCAGTACTTTACGAAATTAAAGATGGCTTTAAAAAACCGCTTAATGTTGAGCAATTTAAAGCTAAGGAACCAAAGGTTTTCGCTTCTCTTATGCAAGAAATCGATTTCCAACGCAGAAAGCAGCTCGCAATAAAACTACGTGAAACAAATATCCCTACTTATGACCGCAAGGCTTACAAGCAAAAACGTGGCTTCACCGGCTCTAGATGAGGATTAGAAAAATGACAACTGAAAACTCAAAAGACAACTTACATATCTGGAATGCAGTTAAGCAAACGCCTACCAATTTTCTTAAAAAAATTGAGTTTGGTTATTTAAAAGGTAAATCAGATATTAACCCTCAATGGCGATTAATGGCTATGACTCAGGCCTTTGGACCTGTTGGTCATGGCTGGACTTATAGACATGTACGTTTATGGTCTGAAACCGCGCCAGATGGAACCATTATGGCTTTTGCTGAAGTAGCAGTTAAAACCAAGATTGATGGTGTTTGGGGTGAGGAATTTTTTGGCAACGGCGGTTCAGCAATTGTTGAAGTTCAAAAAGGCAAATTAGTAGCGATTGATGAAGGCTATAAAAAGGCCGTTACTGATGCTCTTGGTGTAGCGTTTAAAGCTATTGGTGTGGCAGCTGATGTTTACCTCGGTAATTTTGATGGTAGTAAATATCTATACAACTATGACTATGCATATCTAGAGCAAAATGCCTCAACCCCAGCAGGTCAAAATTCAAACCAGAATAACCAGACAACTGCTCAGGGTGGTAACCAGAAGCCACCTCGTACTCAGGACCAACTATATCAAGATGCTTTAAAAGCAATTAAAGATGCTCCAGACACTAACATCTTAAATGCTGCAATTAAGAAGTTTAAAGGTACTACATATGAGGCGGGTATCAATAGAGCATGCCAAGCACGTGCCGATCAGATGGGTTGGGTCCCTAAAAACAATCCTCAGCAAGTTCAACAACAACAGTCGTTACATCACTAAAAGGAGAGCTTTTCATGTCTAATTTATTAACTGCAGCTGAAGCATTTGCAGCTCTTCAAAAAGGTAAAACTGTTCTATGCCGTCCTATTGGAGACGTGTTTGACTTTTCTGACTTAGATCAATTCCCCGCTTCTGTTTTTGGTAAACCGGGTTTTGAATTCTGCATCAAAATCGAAACTATTGAACTGGCTGGGATTACTTTCACAAAGCCATTAACTATTGATGAGTATGAAGAAGGACAGGATGTTTTTGTAATTACTACATATTCGCCTTCAATTTACATCGTGAATTTTAAAACCACCGCATTAATTGAATCTATTAATAGTGGTTTTGTTCAACGTGATGCCGAAAACGCCAAGCTTCAATTAAAAGCATTTTCAAAAGCACTCGGTATTGAAATCAACAATGATTTAAGTGTTATTCGTCTTGGTGAGGAACCTAAAAAACAGAGAGGCAAAAAATCAAAAGCAGAAAAGCCTAGTGACGTTATTTCTGCAGAAACTCAACCAACGATTGTTATTACCAAACAAACAAATGTCACCACATCTGAGGATCTGTTAGTTCCAGAAACTAACGAGCCTAAAGTAGATCCTGAATACCAGAAGGCATTAGATGCTCTTCTTCAGCGTGTAAAAGAATCAAAAACACCTGCAGAAGTAAATGCGGTTTATCGTTATACCCGCACATGGGATGACGAACAAATGAAGCCTATCCTTCTCGCCACTCACAAACGTCTTGAAGAGCTAGAAAAAGAAAAGGCATCTGCTAATGAGCCACCCTCTTTAATGGTTCAAATCCAAACTGCACCAGACCTTACAACGCTAGATGCTTTGGAAATAGACGTGGCTGCACGAGATCCGCAGATTCAACCGAAGCTAATGGGGTATGTGAGAAAACGCCGCTATGAATTAGAGAATCCTACACCTACTCAACAAGAATCTACCCCTGATTATTTATTAGTGGACGGTTTCTAACATGAAAGATCAGTACAAGAAAGTGAGCCAAAAACACATGCTTGGTTTTATGTACTACTTGCAATTGCTGGGCTATGTAATAGTCCGGCAAGGCATGGATCAAGCAATGTTTCTAACCAAGCATTATGCGGTACCAGTCGCTTGGCGCCGCATAACGATCGACTATCACAACCGATTAAACAAACCTGCCCAGCAGCTTTATAGAGAGTTTGTTGAGTGGACTAAAGAAGAATATGCAGAGATGGTGGCTTAAATGACAGGTAATGAACGTATCCCTTTTGAATCACAATTCAAAACTACAGAAATTTTTAAACGTGAAAGTGCTATTCGTAAAAATGACATCCTAGCATTCAGTGAAACAATGAATGGCTATTTCAATATTGTAACTAATGATGCTTGGCAGTTATGGAATAAAGCCAAAGCCGAGACGGTGCCAGATACTCCCACCCCTAGTGTCACTCTAACTTGCGCTGAACTAAAAGAAGCCTTTGATTTTGGTGCGCCAGATGGGGAAAAAGATCAATTCCAGATGGAAACTGAAATGACCATCAAATGGCTCCAAGATGGTTATGACGGTGAAGGATACTACTGTTGGTATGCTGATTTACCTGAGGAAGGTTGCATTAAGTTGGGTGTTAGCGAATCGGGAGCTGAAGGATGAGTGAATCAACTTTATGGGCGGTTGCAATGCGACCTGAAGGTTACAGCCCTTTTAAGCAAACGCCAGCAGCTTCAAAAGAGATAGCTGAGCGAGCTGTTGAGCGTTATAGAAAAATGCATGAAAAGGAAGGCAACAACTTTTTCTTAGAAATTTTTGATGATGTTATCAAAGTTCAGAAATGGCACGGTTCCCGCAAAGATCATATTAAAAATCTATTTTATGTTGAGAGTTGGTTTAGTGAACCTATGTACCAATGCTTTGATTTGAAGACAGCTGAACGTGTTTTTAAATTTGATGAAATAGTAATTTGCTACAAGAAAGGCTCTGCCCCTCTTGTAACCAAAAGCTTTGATGAAGCAAAACTATTTTATGGATCTAGTGAGACGGGTTTTAAATATCAGATCCAGCCAATAGAACCACCTGAAAACCTTTTCAATTGGTTTCATCCAGATATTGAATTGTTTGACACCATTGAAGAAGGAGCTGAAGCCTATACAAGAGAACAGTGGGCACAACTTCAAATGAATCTTAGAGTTGAAATTGAAACTCAACTATTAGATTACGATGAAATACCAAATATACCGGAAGATGCAGTAGTTTGGCCAAACTGGAAGCCAGAACCGCCAGAACAAGGACTCTTTTTAATTGCAGCATTTGATTCAGAAGATGGCCCTGTACTTTGGTGGGCAAATCCTAAAGCGGAAAGTAAGGAG